GGTGTTCAAAATGAGACTTTAGGTGGTTCTTTGGGTTCTAGAATTACCCGTACTGGGTATCTAATCGGAGCCGGCGCTCTAGGTATTGGTGAAGCAATGCCTTTTGAAATTCGTCAAGATGAGGTAACTCAGTTTGATCGTAGAACCCGCATGACTTGGTTGGCGTGGAGGGGTTACAAAACCTTAGACGTTGATCCCGTAGGTACTGGGGAAGCTTCTCAGCAGCTACGAGTAGCTGAATTACGCACCCTAGATGTAGCGGTATAAACCTTATCTTTCTAACAATTATGGCAAGCAAAGAAACCCTCGAAGAAACTTTACCCACTGTGACAGGTGGAACTAAAAACCTTCCCCCGACAAATGGAACTAATGAAGTTACTTATGACAATCTGAAAGCACTGGGTTATCCAGTCTGTAACCGGTGTAAAGGTCAACTCAGAACTGAACTCGATCGTCGTCCATTTTGTCCAGTTAAAGACACCAGTTGTCCTCTATTGAGCAAAATTTCCTAATGATTTTTAGCATTGACGACCTCTCTATTTTCGCACCATCGGTATCTTTATCAGAAGATGCCGTCACTGGTGCGATTTACTTTGTTCAATCAATCATTGAAGGCGATAGAGGGGCAGATCGACCCCTAGAAATTACCCGTCACCGGGAAAGGCTAAAAGTTAATCTAAAATTCCAAAATTTTAGATTAACTTATGTCAGTATAAATACTCCAATTATTAGTGATCCCGCACCAATAATTAAAGCTAGACTAGGCAATATTACCGATGGATTTAATCGGGCTATCGCTCCTGATAGTTGGCAAGTTTTAGGTTCTAACGACTACATAATCGATATAGACGGGCAAATTCACCTATCTACTGCGATTGGTAGATTGTGGGGATATGGCGGCTATCAAGGCTATAGTCGAGAGCCATATCCAGAGTTTTCCGAGGCTGATGTGGAATATTCCAGTGGCATTGATTTCTCTCAAGATACCCGACAAACAAGAGAGATAAAAGCGGCTTTTGGCCGTATTTTAGATTGGGTATGTAATACTGGTTCTTTTAAGGGTGTTTCGTCAGTTGAATTACCTTTTGAAGAGGCAAAAATCAATTATGGGACTGGTCAACTTGGCACAATTCCTGATGATTTGCTAATGATATTTAAAAAGTATCGCCCAATAAGATTATGAAAGCGATTTTTATCTGTCCACTTCCGCCGACTCTTAATGATCAAATAAGATTAGCTCGTGCAAATAAATTTAAAAGCGCAACTACTAAAAAAGAATGGGACTTTAATATACAAAAACTTATTATAGAACAAGAAATTCCATGTTTTCCTGACAAAGTATGGATGCTTTACGAATGGCGAATTAAAAACTTTGGACGTGACCCTGATAATGTTTGTGGTAGCGCAAAATATGTCAATGATGGACTAAAAAAGGCGGGAGTTATTGTCGACGACAACTTAAAATATATCTATGGATACGATTCAATGTTCACAAAATGGACGAAAGACGAATTAAAGTTAACAATTAGTGATAAACCAATTCTAAACAAAATTTTTATAGAGGATGGTGATAGTAATGTCACATCTTAAATTAGACCCGTCTATTGTCTGTGTTTTAATTGTTTTTGCTTGCTTGATTCATTCTTTCTTTACTCCTGAAACTACTGACACCTACGGCAATGTTATCGTAGCAATTGTTTCAGGATACCTCAGCTACTTAAAAGGTTCCGATACTTAACTACCCTGATCAAATCTTGCATAAAGTTTAATTCTCCGTCCTAGTTTTGCGGCAATTCCTATCTGTTGACTTGTCGGAGACTCAAACACATTTAACTGTCTAACAAGACCGATTCTGTCATTAATTGTTACTTGCAATTCTCCTGTACTCATGATCGGGAACGGGTAATCTTTAGGCTTTACCAATCTTCCCTCAAAATATTCACAATCGAGATAACTACCTTCTTGTACTTCTGCCACAGGCGGTTTTGACTGTTGCAACCAACAAGCAATTACTACAGACTCTATAGAAGATGCTCTCATAACTGGATTACCAACGGCATCGGTAGTCATGGTAGAGCCTGTAGCCACAGAAAAAGATAGAAAAGCATTAGCTTTAATTGTGGGATTTTCTAGAAACTTTCCCGCAACTCCAATAGCAGTGTCAAACATTTGTATTAATATAAATTTTTCTAATCTTAGTGTATCAAAATTATCTTGACAATTCAAGTAAGAAGCCATATAGTTTAATTATGGAGATTTCGGAAGCAAGTACATGAGTATCAAACAATTTCAAATAGAGTTTAGTGGGAAAAGCTCAGAACATCTCGAAGAAATATCTCAGCAGTTGAATTTATCGAGGGCTGAAATTATTCGCAAAGGATTAAAGTTTATGGCTTTATACGCTAAATCTCGGACAGAAAAAAATACTCGGTTAATACTCGAAAAAAATGGCGATCAAAAAGAGATAATCATCTAAAGGAGGTACATCATGGACAAATCCAAGCTTCATAAAACCTCGTTATCTCTTGGAGTAAAAATGGGAAACACATTAAGTTATGTAGTTTTTTGTAACTACTGTGGTTTTGAAATTCAAGAATGTCCAGACATTAAAAGCATTGAACTGCTAAAAAATGTTATACAGGAAATTGTCGAGGTTAATCCGATAGAAAAGTACACGCAAGCAAACTGGAAAAATTGGATAAAAACCAGTCAATTAATTATTCCAAATTTTAATGACGTATGGAAGGAATTAAAGAAAATTAGGCAAAACTATTTCAGAAAAACAGTACAAGAAATGTGTCAAAAAATGAACGACTTTGATTACAGTCAATACGAATATGATATATACGAAAAACGATGGGACGAGAAAGCGTGGGATGAATTTCAGAAGTCATGGGAAGAAGATTACAGAGAAAGACAAAGAAAACTGGCTAGAGAACTAGCCCACACTAACGGCCTGTGGGAAGTTTTAGTAAAGACAAAGCAAAAATCACCTAGTTTTGATAATTTTGGGAGGAATTAGACAGTGGAAGATAAATTCACGCTAGAAGATTACATCTATGTTCCCATTGAACCAGAGTTAGCAAGAAAGCTACTTAAACATCACGAAGAAGACTGGGAACCTTTTGACGAATTTAACGGCTTTTATCACTGCTTAAAACAAACGTTGGAAGGCTTTGATAATAGATTTGAACCTCAAAAAGAAGAGTCTGAATTTTAATTTAGGAGTAATCATGTCTCAACCTATCGAACTTTCTTTAGAACAGCAGTTCAATATTCGTTCTTTTCAGGCTCAGGTAGAAAAAATGAGTCAGGAGCAAGCGCAGGATTTCTTGATCAAGCTTTACGAACAAATGATAGTCAGAGAAAATATGTACAAGGCTTTTCTTAAGCATCAATGGGGATTAGGTGATAGTCTGTGGCAAAAACCAGAGTAATACTACAATTTCAGTTATTAGTTATTAGTTATTAGTTATTGGTTTCTATATCTCTCAACAAAATAAGGGCAAAACTAATTATGATCATGACTCTTGAAGAAATCAACGCAAAATTAGACTCGCTTCTTAAAGAAATAGAAAACTGGAAACCTAAATCTGATCTATTTCTTAAAGAAATAGAAGCTTGGAAGCAACCAAAACTTAAAGAAAAAGGAACTCCTAATGTTTAATCCAATCTACAAGCCCAATCAATTAATTGTCGGGACAGGTTGTATAGCTATCTGTACAGGATGGACTCCTGCTAAGTCGGTAGCCGCAAAACTTGATCCTTCTGATTATGCTGTGATTGGCAATCTTTATAGTGCATCAAGGGGAATTAACTTTTTAGTTCGCAATTTGTTAGCCAATCCTCACGTTCGCGATCTTGTTGTAATGGATTCAACCCAAGAAGACAAAAATTCTGGTAGCATTCAATGTCTAAAAGACTTCTTTGAAAATGGGGTTTATAAAGGGGAAAATGATGTAGGAAAAGTATGCTGGGTAATTGATTCTTTAGTAAAAGGATATATTGATATAGATATTCCTTTAAAAGTTTTAAATCAATTACGGTCTTCTGTTACTTTAAGAGATAGTCTCACAACTTACGCAATTCTGGCTACAGTTTATGGTGCTAATAAACCGTGGGCAGAACCGATGGTTTTTCCCTACAATGAACCTACATCAGAAGTAAAACCTGGACCACGATATGGTCATCGGATTGAAGGTAGAACCATTGCTGAAACTTGGATAAAAATACTGCAAAGAATCAAAACTACTGGCACTATCAGACCTACTGGCTATGACGGTAAATGGCAAGAATTAATCGATTTAATGGCGATAGTTACCGATGAACCAGAAGACTTTTATTTTCCAGAACCTAATTACTTACCTTTAGATAGAAAATATCTAAAGAACTATATCCCACAAATACTTAATGATGCTGATTATCGAGAAGGGGTTAAATATACCTATGGTCAACGATTACGCTCTTGGTTTGGTCAAGACCAGATTAAAGCAGTTATCACAAAATTAATCAAAGAAATCGACTCTGCCAGTGCAGTTATGTCCCTCTGGGATAGTGGGAGTGGCAACGCTCAAATACTTGCCGAACATGATAGTTGGCGTGGACACGATCGTAATACAATCGTGCGAGGAGAAAGAAAAGGGGGTGACTCAGATCATAATCACGGCGGATCGCCTTGCCTGAATCATATCTGGGTAAGAGTAGTAGATAATGAACTGTCTTTAACAGCTACTTTTAGAAGTAATGATATGTTTTCTGCTTGGCCCGCTAATGCAATGGGATTGCGGGCTTTGCAGCGTCATATCAGAGATGAAATTGCTGGTCGGTCTGAGTACGATTTAACAATGGGTCCACTGATTACCATTAGTCAATCAGCCCATATTTACGATGACTGTTGGGAAACCGTACAACAGTTAATTAGCAATCAATACCAATCGATTATTAATCAAGAGTTTCGAGGCTACAGTGACCCTGCTGGTAACTTCTTAGTAGAAACAGATGGCAATAATATCACGGTTAGTCAGCTAACCCTTAACGGTGAATTTGCGGGAAAATGGGAAGGGAAGAATCCTTTGAAGCTAATCCGTCAAATAATTGCCGATTGTCCCAGTATTCAATCTTTTCATATCGGCTACCTAGCTAGAGAAATTGAACGGGCATCTCAACTAAAAACAGATTACACTCAGGATAAATAAATATCAACACAAATCATCCCAAAAGGACAATCATTATTAAAGTAAAATTAAAAATCAGGAGTAAATAAATGATTAACGTAATTCAAAGAAGTGGAGAAACTCGTCCCTTAGACATCACCAAAATTCGGCAAGTAGTAGAATGGGCGTGCGAAGGGTTAGAAGTAAATCCCCTCGCTTTAGAATCAGGATTAAATTCTCGATTACGAGATGGCATTGCTACGCGAGAAATTCAAGAAAATTTAATCAATGTTGCCACACAATTGTTTTGTGTAGAAGAGACTGATTGGAAGTATGTAGCCGGAAGACTTCACATCTGGGGATTATGGAAAGATACAAGGATTAAAAGAAAATTTGGTGGTTATTTATCTCGCACGGTTTTCAAAAGATTAGAAGGAACCGACTACGCTAAATATGTCCAGTGGCAAGTAGATAGAGGTGTTTACGATTCAAAAATTACGGAAATCTATGACGAAAAAGATTTAAAGATTGCGGGGAAGTGGATATACTCAGAATACGATAAAGATTTTGACTACGCTGGTGCAATCATGTTGTCAAAAAGATATTTACTTGATTGTGAATTACCTCAAGAAGCTTTCTTAGCTTGCGCTTTATTACTTGCTAGTGTAGAGAAACCAGAATATAGATTACGTTTTGCTTATGAAATCTACCTAGCCATAGCCCAAAGAAAAATCTCTCTAGCTACTCCAATTTTAGGCAATTTAAGAACTCCTAACGGTTCTTTAAGTAGCTGCTTCATTGTGACGATAGAAGACAATCTAGAAAGTATTTTTAGTGAGATTACTAATACTGCTCGTATCTCAAAAAATGGTGGCGGTGTCGGGGTGAATGTGAGTAGAATCCGCGCCACTGGTAGCTGGGTAATGGGGAAAGCTAATGCTTCTGGGGGGATTATTCCTTGGATTAAATTACTCAACGATACAGCTATTGCAGTAAATCAGGGGGGAAGACGCGCCGGGGCAGTAACTATCGGTGTTGATATCTGGCATTTAGATGTGCCAGAATTTCTGGAAATGCAGACA